CCAAAGGCATTTGACTCACCGAAGTCTCAGCAAATGCATAAACTTGGTGCTAAGATGACAGGTTATAGCAAACCAATGATTCTTGGCGTTGTGCAGAGTTATGTTGAGGACGATATAGAATATTGCAACTTTGTAGATCTTCTCAGGGACTTGCTTGCTTATGATGAAGAATATGTCGGCACCGACTGGGATTCTGTTGATGCACTTGCATACGCAATCATGCGTGTAGAGGACATGAAGACCAGGCCGCGGAAAAGCGATGATGCAGAAGATCCTGCATTAGCTGATGCTAAATGGATCTTTGATAAAGATGGCAATGCACTGCTTGTTGAGACCCCAACAAAAGAAGATGCAACAAATAAAAATAATAATCGTTTAACAGAAGGATCTGGAGGATATTACCAGTCTCCATATTAATTATGATGATTCATTTTTTTTCTTATCTTTGAAATGTAAATCTTAAAGAATGCCCTTCCCTGAGATTACAGACAAGGATTATTCCATTGGCGAAGCCGAAAGTAAGGATGTCCATGAGATACTTGATTACGCTGTTTCACAGTGGGAGTCAAGGTCTGAAAGACGTAAGCGCTTAGATCGTCTATATAATTCCCATAACGGAATAATAGATCAGAAAGAAATCGATGCTATCATAAAGATGACTGGTAAAAGATCCCGGACAAAATATGTCAAGTATCGTTTGGGCAGATCAAAGTTAAAGCAATTACACGGTGAATTCCTTGAGATCAATCTCACCCCTACCGTAAGAACGACAAACCGGGCTGCACAAAACCGGAAAATGGAAAAATACAAGACGCAGCTCGGTTTGGCTCTTTCTAAACCTTACATAGAAAAAGTGAGATCGATGGGATATGATGTATTCTCCGGGATGCAGATACCTGATCTTAACAACAAACAGAACTGGAGCATATCAAACTTTAAGCTTGAGAATGAAATTGCAATGCAATCAATCATTGACGATAAGATGTCCAATGAGAGATTAAAGATGCAGTTCTATCATAACTTCGTTGATATGACTATTGCCGCTGAAGTATTCGGCAAGGTCGAAAGAGATATTAATGGCATAGATACTTATCGGTCAATTAGTCCGAAGTTTGCCCTGTACGAAGAAAATGTCAACGATCCATTCTTAAAGAGATCGCCTTATTTAGGTGAGGTCAGATACATGTATAAGCATGAGATTATGACTTCAAAGGAATTCAATCTTACAAAACAACAACAGGAACAGTTAGAGGCCGAAACTGATTCTTATTCTAAAGATGACAAGGATGGATCACTTGAGATGATTGATGGAGTTGTTGCATTACCAGTCTATACTATTCAATGGAAAGGTCTTGAGCCGGCAGTAACAAAAATCTCACCAGCAAAGAACTCAGATACTCCATACATGACTACTCTCAGCCGGGAGTATTATGATAAGAACGAAGCTAAACTAAAGAATGAAGACGAAAAATATTTCAAGGAGACTGGCCGGCACATGGTCGATAAGCGATACCGCGAAGTTCTTTGGACTGCAAGTAAGATTGGAAAGAACATATATACTGCAGCCGCAACAGAAGTTGACATAATCCAGGTACTTAATGACAATGGCATCTATAATGTCCAGTTTGACTATTGTGGAATGCTGTTCAATACAGTCAATGGATTCAGAGTATCTGTTCAGGAAGTGATTTATGAACTTGAGAAGATCTATGATGACATCAGATTTATGATGAACAAAGAACTTCGCAAGATCAAGGGCGATACAATGCTTTATGACGAAGCTTTCCTTCCAAAAGATAAAAGGTTTATTGATATAATCCATGATGTAAGTGAAGATGGTATTATCCGTTATAATTCATCTTCTGAAGGAAACCGTTCCGGCACCGAAGCTGACAGCAACAAGGTTGGTATAGGTGCTATCAATCTTGGCCAGAGTCAGTCGCTTATGGTACTGCTTAATCAGGCAATGGACATTGAGCGTGTCATGGATAGGATAACCGGCATGAATGACAATCGTATCGGTCTGGCCAAAGCAACATCAACAGCAACAGCCAATGTCAATAATATAGAGGCATCACGTTCAATGACATATGACCTCTTTTATTTTATGGCAAATTACATTGAGATGGTTCTTGAAAAGCTTTGTGAAAAGACCAAAATCAATGTTCTCTATAAAGGAGAAGATTCTCGTCAATTCATCTTTGATGATGATCAGATCAAATATCTGCTTTCAACCAAAGACCTTGTGTTTGACAATTACGGAGTGTCAATAACCGATGGCAAGAAGGAACGTGACATCCTTCAGCGTATCGAAGGTTTATTCCCTCAAGAGATCAATGCCGGATTGCTCAGGACAAAAGATGTCGCGAAGTTCTACATGGAGACCTCGTTTGCCTCAGCCATAAAAATTCTCGACAAGGCTCATGAAGAACTTGCGGCACTCCGGCAACAGGAAGAAAGAACTAAACAAGAAACTTCTCAGAAACAGATCGAGGCCAATATACAGATGGCTCAGGAAGATCGCGAGGACAAACAAAACCACGATAAGGAAATGGAAGTTCTCCGCACTGAAGGCAAGAAAGAGATCGAAGCCATGCGTGCCGGCATGCAAGGAACCATGGACTTTCAGAATAATTTGGCCAAAGCAAATATGCAGAGGGCAGAAACAGCTAATGCTTTTGAATAATATTTTGTATATGAAAACGTATTTATTATGAGTAAACCAGAATTAGAAACCAAAGCAGCAGCTTTCGAAGATGATGACTTCGATTTCGGCGGCAAGGAAGCACCACCTGCAAAGGATGAGACTTCTGATAAGGAAGATAAGGAACCTGAAGATCCTGACAAGGATGATGAGACTGGCGATGATGTCTCATCTGACGATACATCAGATAAGTCAAAGGCTTCAGACGCAAAGAAAGATACTCCAAAAGGAGATGAAGGAAAGAAAGAAGAAAAGAAAGAAGAACGTGTCGATCCTTTTGCTACTGATGACACTCCTGACGACGATGACAAGTTAAGTCTCAAAAAACTTGCGTCTGGCCTTGAAGTCGATCTTGATAAAGAAGATCTGTCTGAGTTTACTACGAAGGTAAAGCAGAAGATTGAAGCTGCAAGACAGGAGTTCAAACTTGATGAGTATCCCGATGATGCAAAGGCAATTATCAAACATCTCAAAGAGAATGACGGTAAGATCGAAGATTTCTTTAACAACAAAAATATAGTATCGCTGCAAAGCGTAATCAATCTTGATGCAGAGCAAAAGGTAAGACAGGTACGAATCAATGAATTGAAAGGTGCCGGCATAGCCGCAGACAAGGCTGCTGCTCAGGCTGACGAAGAGATTGAAGGATTGAGTACGAGAGAGTTGAAGAATCAGGCCGATCGTATTGACAATGATGCCAGGGAACTTATTTCAAAAGAGATTACAAAGATCACCGGTGATCGCAAGGCTCAGGCAGAACAGAAAAGAGCCACCGAGCTCAAACGAATGGAGCAGGAGATCGGTCAGGTTAAAGAATATGTAAAAACACAAAAGGAGTTTCTTGGAATTCCTTTAACAGATAAGGCGAAACAGAATATTATCCGTGACATTGAAACAGGAGAATTTGATCGCATTGCGAACACTGCACCCGAATCATCAAAGTTTGCTGCCTATATGTTGGCAAAGTTTGGTAAGAATATCAATGAAGTGCTTAAAAAAACTGCCGCCGAACAAAACAGAAAAGGATTTAATGCCGCTGTAGAGAAGGAAAAGAGTGCATTGCACAAAACAAAAGATTCTGCTCAGCAAAACAAGTCCGGTCATCAGCAAGCAAAAACTGGCAACGAAGGTAAGTTTGACGGCTTTGCTACTGGGATCGAGGATTAAAAAGGGAATGTGACTGATTGAATTTAATGTTAAATTAAAAACTATCAGACACAATGAAAATTAAAATTTCTCAGGGAAGTGTATCTGAGGGCGACGCACAAGAATATCATCTTGTGCAGAATCACCTACTCGATCCTTCAAAGAATATCGACAGGGTTATCATGTACGCTGAGCAGCGTTATCTCATGACACTTCTTGTCTCCGGTGCACGCTCTTCGCGTTACACAGCACCGGGCTTCACTCCTAAAGGTGGTGAATCAGTAACCACTAAGATCAAGGAAATTCCTCAGGGCGAAATGGTTTCTTCAAATGCATGGTCTTACAAGATCATGGGAAGGATCCAAAAGTCATCTGAAATTATCGGTTCTGCTGCCGTTGGTAACATTACCGTAGGTACTACTACCAAAGGCGGAACGTTCAAGATATATATCAAGGACAACTACCTTACCCCTGGCATGAACGCCGTATTCCACAATGGCAAGCATGCCCGTGTAATGGCTCGTCCTACCGGAGCAACAGGCAAGTACCTGTATTCCTTCGAATGTTTCCCGGGCGACACCTTTGACTGGAACACATGGGTCGGCACTCAGATAGGTCGTAAGACTGTTTTCGGAGGCTATACCTCATTCGGAGAAAGATCACGCAGAGGTTACGGAAACTTCCACTATCCGGACAGATACATTCAGCACACAACCAAGCAGAGGAAATCAATCTCTCTGTCAGGTGATGTCAATGCCAACGAAGTCATATGGTATGAACTCAATGAGTCAAAAGGATTCGTTTACGAAGCCGAAGCTCAGATGAGGGCTCAGTTCCTTCTGGAAGACGAGTATCGTAACTGGGAAGGTGTTTCAACTATGCGTGATGCATACGGGAACCTTCTGTCACGTCCTTCAATGCAGGATGAGTATGGACAGGATATCGTTGCCGGTGACGGATGGATTCAGCAGGTCAATGGAGCAAACAACCTTGAGACCTCCGGTACCAATGGTGATGCTACCTATGATGACTTTGTTGACATGCTTAAGGCTCTCAAGAAGAAGAAGAATACCATTTCAGGTAACAGCTGGATTGTTGTTACTGGTTCAGATGGTATGGCAGTAGCAAATGCTGTTGCTGCTTCAAGATTCGGTGCCGGTAATCCTCTCGTTCAGATCGTTGATCAGAGCAAGATGGCTGGTGGCGCTGAGCCTTATGTCGGTTACAACTTCAAGAATCTCAATATCGGTGGTGAGCAAATAACCTTCGTTGAGAATCCTCTGCAGGATGACGAAGAGAAATTCCCAGCCAGGCTTACTGATGGAACTCTTCGCAAATCCAAAACCTTCTACTTCATGGATCTCGAAGAGACTCCCGGGAATGGAAGACGTAACGTTGAGATCAGGGCTCGCGGTCGTGCTGGCGTAAACCGTAATATCGTTTATCTCTGGAAGAACGGTATGACCGGTGAAGGTAAGGCTGAAGATCCTATCGACGCCAAGGAGTTCCATATGCTCAAGGAAACACTGCTTGCAGTGTTCAATACCAAGAGTTGCGGTATCCTTGCTCCTTCGGCAACTGCATAATACAGAGAGGGGGATTAATCATCCCCCACTCTTTTTTTTCTTATATGTATAGTTATTATTTTAATTTATTATCATGAAAACAGAACTTGTAACATTAGAAGAAAGACTTTGGATTGCAAAGAATGCCGTCAAAATGATGGGCAAGGCTGTGCAATACAAAGTCATGGATCTTGACAAGGTTGCTGATCGGATGAAAGAACAGCGACTCAATAACTCCTTGAGCCCTTATGTAGAGATTCAGCCAATATCTGAAGACATGCATAAAATGCCAAACAGGATGACCACATTTCAGAAAGATCCGATAACCGGTGTCTATTACGGAATTGCTCTTGACCAGGATGAATTTGGTAACATCAAATGGCAGAAAATACAACTTAACGACAGCCTCTCATTAAACCTTGACAGAATTTCTGATGCAAAGGTATGGGCTGTTTTAAGGTTCCATCCGGACATCGAGGGATCTCCATGGCAAACCCAGAATCCTTATTACAAAGTTTATGATCCCGTTGCCAATGCAATTAAGGAAGGTGAAGAGATTGACCTTATGAAAACTGCATTTGACAGGGTTGATATGCTTTTGGATAATCCAAAGGAGATGGTTCTTTTTGCAAGGTATCTCGGAGAGGAACTTGTAGAGAACTCAAATTTCAGATTGGTTAAGGGTGCATTGCTTCGCTTTGCTCGTAACAATCCGTATGATTTCAACCAGAAATGGAATAACAAATCAAAAGCTGTTGCAGAATACTTTGAAACTGCCAGGGCTCTCGGGATTGTAACGAATGACATCAACAGAGGATTTCTTTTCAGAAACATATCATTGGGATTGAGTGCTGAAGAAGCAATAAGAATGCTTGGAAAGGATCCAAACATACTATCATCTATAAGTACAGAGATCACTGACAAGGATGAGGTAGTGAAGACTATTCAGAAAGAACTTAATGAACAACCAAAGGAAGAGGTTAAAAAAGGGAAGAAAGAGAAAGTCCCTGCCGGCGCCGATGGAGCAAATGAATTTGAATAATGAATATAGTCCAGTTGCATGAACGAGTCAGATTTTGGGTAGATTCTGTAGCTTCCACCCGGTTCGAAGTGTCAGATATCAACAATGCCCTCAATACCGCTATTGAGTCTAAGATTCTGGAAACTTACGATCAGGTAAGACCTATGAATCGGTCTGACTCGTTCCAACGGACTCAAAGATGCCGCGACATACTTGGTCCAATAGTTAAGAAAGCAACACAAGCTACTGCAGGATTTACTATTGTAGTAAATCAAATAAACATTGCGGCTACATCAGATTACAATTTATTACTTGCCATTACAGTAACTCTTGGCACTCAGCAAATAGAATGCCTACCACAAACTTACGATCGCAAGAATAGGGCATGGAGAAATCCATTCAGAGTTAAACGTATGACTCCTTCTCCGCTTGCTTATTATATTGAGGTTGATGGAGGGATTGAAATACTTCATGCTCAGACAGCAAATCCAACTGTATTTGAACTTTATTACCTCAAACAACCAAGACTACTAAGTTGGGGAACAGAATTTGATTCGACAAAAATATTTGCAATAGGAAACGTTGTTTATGCTGTTGAAAACACCATTTATAAT